TTCCCCATACTAAAATTTGCAATCGTTTTTAATAACTATTAATAATCATAACGTATAATGAAATAGCCTCGAGCATATACCCGGGGCTAGTTGACTATTAAGTATTAATAGTATATAATATCATTACGGAGGTGATATAATGAAAACAATTAAATCATATTCTTTAAATGAAGAAACTATTAAAAGGATCTCATCATTGTCGGAGGCCCTCGGTATTTCCGACTCGTCAGTACTTGAGATATTAGTACGTATCGGGTATATGAGCATAAATGATAATGTGATAGCGGATATCCTGAAAGAAAATGCGGAGGGTTAATATTATGAAATGTTCAGATATTGTATGGGGCTTAATAATAGCTTTATTTTTATTTATGTCCTGCTTTATGCTTTTAGGTATGGGGGTTCAATAAATGGCAACGTTAAAATACAACAGAAACGACTATTTACCTACACGAACTAATTTATCGGTGTCCCAGGTAAAAGCCGAATACAGACGGTTAAAAGTCATAGCACAGCGTAGACTTGAGCGTATCGGTCGAACGGAGTTCAGGCAGACAAAGACATACGGATATAATGAGGCTATGTTTGGAAAAGGTCAGGGGTCAGTGCGTGGAAAGTCGGAGGCGGAACTACGTAAAATGCTTTATGATCTATCTTCTTTCGTCACGGACCCGAGTAAGACTTTGACCGGACTACGTGAGAGGCGAGATCTTACCATAGCAAAGATAAACGGGAAATACGGTGCCGAGATCGTAACGAAAGATAATTATTTTGAGTTTCTCGACTTCTTAAATGATAAGTCTATGCAGCCTACATTTGAGGGGCTCGACTCGGGGCAGGAGCTCCAATTATGGGAGATGAGGACAAAAGGACTTACTAATAAGGCTATTCGAGACAACTTTGCCGATCTGATGAAAAACCGGGAAAATGTTTTACAAGCTCTTGACAAGTTACCGAACCGTAAAAGGATAAGTTATTCAGAGTTAGAGGAAAATTTGAAAAAATGATAGATTATGTTTATGTAAATGATATCGATATCCGGACCGTAATGTCCGGATTTGATTTACAAGTCAGGAATAAAGGCTATTCCATGAATAAGAAAGCCCGCCAACGTAAATATAAAGATTGTATATGTGCTTTTGATATCGAGACTACGACCCTCGACGAGATAGAACAGTCAATTATGTATATTTGGCAGTTGCAGATAAACGACTTGACAATTATCGGCCGGTCTTGGGACGAGTTCGATAATGCCTGCTGCGATATGGTCAAAGATCTGAACCGCGGCGAATATATAGTTATCTTCGTTCATAACTTGAGCTTTGAGTTTCAATATTTATCATCAGTATTCAGGGATACAATTAAGAATGTTTTCTGTATGGATCCCCGGAAAGTACTTAAATTTGACGTACTGGATCATATCGAGTTCAGATGTTCATATCTTCATAGCAATATGGGACTTGGAGAGTATACGAAGAAAATGAAAGTAAAAGACTTTAAGCTCTCCGGAGATAAGTTTGATTATTCGATAAAGCGGTATCCGTGGGACGACTTTGAGAAGTTCCGGGATTATGAGAAGAGGTATATCTTAAACGATGTAAAAGGCCTCGTTCAGTCTATACGTATCGATATGCAAACTAATAATGATAATTTATATAGCTTTGTTTTGACTTCTACGGGACTTTGCAGGAGAGATGTTAAATTAGTACTTGGAAAATATAAAAAGCTCGTAAGGAGGTTATTACCGGGACTTGAGCTATATTTACTGCTGCGGGATGCTTTCCGTGGTGGAAATACTCACGGGAACCGGTATTATAGCGGTTATATAATTAATAACGTTCATGGTATAGATGAAAGCTCCTGCTATCCGACTATGCTTGTAACACGTAAATACCCTATGAAACGCTTTGTAAAAGTAAGCAATCTCGATTTCGATAGGATATTATCATTTATAAAGACCGGTCGGTATGCTTATGTTATGAAAGTTGTTTTATATAACGTTGAATTAAAGGATAAATATTTCGGAATCCCTAATATACCAAAGGCGAAATGCCTATACATCGAGAACGGTGTATATGATAACGGCCGTGTATTATCTGCAGATATGTTAATTATAGCGATAACCGATATTGACCTCCGGGTATACGCATCGGAGTATATGTTTGATATCGAGATAATGGAGGCTTGGAGATCTGAATACGGTTATTTACCGCAGGAGTATAGAAATCTTGTAATAGGGTACTATGAAGAAAAGACACGTCTTAAAAATGTCGAGGGGCAGGAAGTATATTACAATAAAGCGAAAGCCCTATTAAACGCTTTGTACGGGCTCTCGGTGCAGAACGGATTAAAAGAAACTATCGAGTATTATGATGACGATTTTCATATTAAGGACCAGGATCAGGAAAAAATACTCAATCAATATAATATGACCGCTTTCCTGCCGTATCAATGGGGCGTTTGGTGTACAAGCTATGCAAGGCAGGCTCTCGAGGTCGGCTTTAATTACATACGAGATCATGGCGGAGAGGTCATATATTGCGATACGGATTCTATTAAATATATAGGAGATATAGACATAACGGAGCTTAATAAACCGATACTTGAAAAGGCAATAAATAATAATGCGAGTGCCGTGGATCCTCACGGAGTCCGTCATTATATGGGAGTATGGGAGGATGAGTATAACGGAGCGGTCCCCGAGTTCATACATCTCGGAGCAAAGAAGTACGGATACCGTGATCAGGACGGAAAGCTGCATATAACTATAGCAGGAGTCGGAAAGAAAAAAGGAGCGGAGGAGCTCGAGAAAGCTGGAGGACTTGAAAAGTTCAAACGGGGCTTTGTGTTCCGCAAGGCCGGAGGTAATGAGGTCATATATAATGATAAGGATTACGGAGAATATGAGATAGACGGGCATAAGGTAAATATAATAAAGAACATTGTAATAAAGCCGTCTATGTATACTCTTGGAATTACGAACGAATATTCAAAATTATTATATGAATGTCAGGAATTAAACGAAATATGATTTATATAACATTCATTATTTTCGTTGTTTGCTATTTTAATAATTATTATTAACTGCTATAATATAGACAATTCAAGGAGGTAATAATATTATGACAAGGGAAGATTTAAGATGTTATGCGATGTATGGTTTGTCTGAATTATTTAACAAAAGTTTTAAAAGGTATAAAGAAAGTAATTTCACAGATGAAAAGGAACTTCAGTTAACCAAACATTATGATGCATTATGGAATGAATTATACGAGGAACAAGTAAAAGAAGCAGAAAACGCTCTGAAGAGTCTTTGAAAATTAAGACGAAACCGGCAAAAGCCGGTCAGCGTTAAAACGAAAGGCGAAAAATTATGTCCGGTTCAAATCAATATGAAAGGGGGTTTATCAATAGGTCATTTAAAACGGCTATCATTACATATAAGTACGTTAACTATGACTTATCGGAGGTCGGTACTGGAACGTATGAGCTCCCAGTAAGGACCATAAACCGAGATAATATTATAAAGGCTTTCACGCATACGCAAAAAGATAAAATAATTTTAAAAGTTACGGATATCCGGATCCGCAGGACCATATACACTATGTCGGAGGAAACGTTTATACGTAACGCAGAAAGGAAAACAATATATGAATAACGTACAGATCGCAGGCAGATTATCAAATATATTTGATAGTCAGGAATACGGAAAAGGTAAGGACAAAACGAAAGTTCTCGGTTTTAAAGTCGCAGTTTCAAGGAGTGCAGACGCAGCGGATTTTATACCCGTAAAGGCTTTTAATAATGTGGCAAACGTTATTGAAGAACATTTCAACGTCGGAGATCAGATAATCATAGACGGCTCAATTCGTACCGGCTCTTATGATGACGAGGACGGCGAGACACATTATACAGTTGATATCGTCGCTAATCGCGTGGAATTTGGAGCAAAGAAACTTGAAAAGAAAGGTTCGAAGAAATGAGCATTTCTAAAAAGAAAGCCTATGTAATATTTAAGCCGGATCTCGAAGAGGTCCCGCCTTATATAAGCAAGTTAAAGATAGTTAACGTTGAATACGCGGAGGGCTATAACTGCATAAACTGCAAGGCGGAGAGCGGACTTAATGTGAGGATAGAGTTACCGTATGACGTATGTAACCTATTGAAAACATAATGTTATATCTCGAAAACGGTTATTTAAACATTGAACACATAATAAACGACAAGCATACTTTTAACTTCATAATCGGAGCTCGGGGCGTCGGAAAGACGTTCGGGGCTCTTTCCTATTGTTATCAAAACAAGATAAAATTTATATACCTGCGTACCAGGGATACGCAGATAAAAAAGTTATCAAATCCGGCATTTAATCCTTTTAAGGCAATTAATGACGAGTTCGGCTACGATATCGGAGTAAATAATAAAAAGACTGGTGGAATATCGCAGTTCATTGATAATAATACTAATGAGGTAATAGGGTATATGCTGCCTTTAAGCATTTTCTCGAATTTCAGGGGTTTCGACTTATCCGACATCGAGATAATTTTATATGATGAGTTTATCCCGGAAAAAGACGAGCAGCCTTTAAAAAATCAGGCTGCGATCCTATGGAACGCTTACGAGACATCGAACCGTAACCGGGAATTAAAAGGAAAAAAGCCTATTAAATTAATATGTATGTCGAACGCAAATACCATATTCAATGATATCTTTCTGGATCTCAAATTAACGAAAACGGTTTACGATATGCAGCGTAAGAAAAGAACATATTATACAGATGATAGCAGGGATCTATCCGTATATTGCTTATTTGATAGTCCTATATCACAAAAGAAAAAACAAACTGCCCTTTATAAACTGACGGCCGGATCCGAGTTTCAGGATATGGCCATAGATAACACATATACCATTGAAAATGAAACTTTGATACGTTCTCTCAATATGTCCGGTTTTAAGCCCGTCTGCGGTGTCGGAGAGTGTTATTTCTATGTCAATTCGGATAATGTCTATTATATGACTACCTTTAAAAAAGGAGTTTTCCGGAAGATCTATAACACGGAAGAAAACGCTTTACTTAATTTCAAACATAATAATTATATGATATGGTCGGCTTTTCTTAATGAAAAATTATTTTTTGAAAATATATATTGCCTCGAGTTCTTCCGAGTGATATACTAAATATGAGCAGAGCATCTATAATGTACTTTATATTTTTCATTTGTTTGGTATCCTTTTATTGTTAGATTAGGAATAGCAACTAAAGACCTTCTTGATTAACAAATGCAAAGGGAGGCTCCGGATCTGATCCGGGGCCTCTTCTTTTATTGACTTATTTAGTTTATTATGGTACCTTAATAGTGAGCGGTCCGGCATATCGAAGAACCGGAAGTTCGCCACGTAGGAGACTACAAGAGGACCGCTCTTTTAAAGGAGTGAATTATGAGTATGCAGGATATAACGACTTTGATCTCTGGAATAGGCTTTCCTATAGTTTGTGCTTTACTTATGTTTTGGCAGAATAACGAATTAAACAAGCAGCATAGAGAAGAAAGTATTGAACTACGAAAAACTATCGAGGCTAATACTTTAGCTATTCAAACATTGATCGACAAGATCGACGGGAGTGTTATAAATGGCTGACACCAGGGTAATACCTTTTAATTATGCGGATCTTACTAATATTACGGTAGACTCCACATATACGATAAACCGGGCATATACGAACGCAGACTCCGGAACTTTCACAAGACTGAATATAACTCCGTCTTTGACGGGTTCCGTTTTTTTCATTTTTGACGTTTCACAGTTACCGCAGGACATCGAGATACAGAACGTAACTGCGAGATTTAAAGCTCGTATAAACGGCACTAACAGAGTATTAAACCCTATAGCTCAACTTTATTCAGGAACTACAGCCAAGGGAACCGGTACTACATTTTCAACGACTACCGCAACTGTTTTCAATATGTCTCCGGGAACGTGGACAAGAGACGAGCTCAACGGGTTACGTATAAAGGTTTCAGGTACCGCGTCCACAGACGGATCTGTAAGACGTATAGACTTTTTCGGTGCGGACGTAGACATAACATATATCTCCGCAGGATATGCAAAGGTCATCAGGGCGACTCAATTAGCAGTTCAGATAGCTAATGACGACACTCACGGTTATGACCAAAGGCAGTCAAAAAGATACGGTCCGGACTTTGACTGTAGTTCACTTGTAAGTTATTGTTTGCAGCAGGCCGGTTTTAACATAGATCCTCACGGGACCTATACCGGAAATCTTGCTAAAAAATTAACGGATCTCGGCTTTACTAATGTAAGATCTGACATTCAGGCATACGGTACCGGATTACAGTACGGAGATATCTTATTGACCGTAACAAATCATCATACCGGGTTCAGTTTGGGAGAACAGAACGGTGTTCAGATGATATGCGATGCTTTATCCGATGAACACGGCGGAAAAGGCGGAGACAATACGCAGACCGGAGATCAGACCGGTAGGGAAATAATGGTACGTCGGTTTAGCTCATCAATATTTTATAGGAGCTTTTCAACGCTGCAGTATGTTTTCCGGTGGACGGACGGCGGAGGCGGTTCCGACCCGTATCCTATAGGAGGATCATTTATCGTAAGGATACCGGAGCTCCGCAGGGGAAAACGGTTCGCAGTAATAGGACCGGTTCAGTCCGTGTTAGCTAACTATTATAATATCTCGGTCGGTCCCAGCGGAGCAGACGGGATATTCGGAGCAGATACGGAGAAAGCCGTTAAACAGTTTCAAAAGGAAAATGGACTTAAAGCCGACGGCATAGTCGGTGAGAAAACTATGAAGGAGTTATTGAAAATTGAATAAGATATCACTTAAAGAAATTAAAGAACTGCAGGAAATGGGGTTTTCACTTGAAGAAATTAAAAAGGAATATTTCACAGAAGCAGGCGGAGGTAATGTTCCGGAACCTGAAAAAAATAAAGACGATCAGGGAGCAGCTGCAGGAGCAGACTCCGGAAAAGACGGAGACGAAAATAAAACAGATCCCGTAACTCCGGAGGAAAGTAAAAAAAAAGACGATTTTTCTTCTTTAAAAGAAGAGATAAAACAGTTAAAAAATAACTTGTTCAAACAGTCCTCAAGAGAGAACAAAGAGGACCCTAACAATAAAAAAACGGATCCTATTCTATCCGCTTTTAATACAATCATTAATGGAAAGGAAATTTAAAAATGGCTAATGATTTAACTTTTACACAGATATCGTCTATACTTGCCGATATCGTAAGTAATGCGACGGGCGAAACACAGATAGCACCAGTAGACACAAGTTCATTCGTATCTATGGCACAGAAAGCACTTTTAATAGGATACGATCCTCTTGCTACCGCTATAAGTCAGGTCCTCGCAAGAACGATCTTTTCAATACGTCCTTATACAGAAAGGTTCGTAGGTCTGAGAGTCTCAAATCAGAAGTACGGCAATCACGTCAGGAAATTGACCGCACTCGACGACGATCCGGTCGACTCCGAGGTATATTCACTTACTGACGGCGTTGCAGTAGATCAGTATGAAGTTCGTAAACCTAAGGTATTACAGACAAACTTCTACGGTCAGGCTACCTATCAGGACTTTGTAACTATCTATACAGTACAGATCGATAACGCTATGCAGGGTCCTGATGAGTTCGCTTCTTTCATTACTATGATAGTTCAGAATATGACCGATAGAATGACACAGAGAAGAGAAGAACTCGCAAGAATGACACTTGCGAATATGATCGGAGCTAAATATGCAGCAGACACCTCTAACGTTATACATCTTCTTACCGAGTATAATGCTTTTACCGGTGGATCATATACTATAACGACTATCCGTCAGGCTGCAAATTGGGAACCTTTTATTAAGTGGGTCTATGCAAGGATCAATAATATATCTGATCTTTTTACTGCAAGGTCCTATAAGTTCCATATGAACTTTACCGGTCAGAACATACCGAGACATACTCCATATAATAGGCAGAAAATGTATCTCTCATCATTCGAGGGTAATTACATTGACTCCGCTGTACTTTCATCAGTATTCAATGAAGATAAACTCAAGATGATAGATTACCAGCCGGTAGATTTCTGGCAGTCGATCAATAGCCCAAGCATAGTAGAAGTAAAGCCGTCATACGTCAATGCTGCAGGAACCGTAGTAAATGCTACAGACGCAGTAGAGACCGCTCCTATATTCGGCGTTCTCTTTGACGATGAGGCACTCGGTTATACTGTAACTGACGAGTCAGTAGAAAGAACACCTTACAACGCAAGGGGTAAATACTGGAACCAGTATTACACAGATACCAAGAAATATTGGAATGACTTAACGGAAAACTTCGTACTTTTCGTTTTGGACTAACAACTATAAAGAGGTAAAATTATGTCAATAGCAATAAGATTTTACCAATTTAATAAAAAGGAAAATTCCACCGCGAGACCCTCGTCAAGCGGTGGGACTTCTTATAATTGCGTCCTGAAAGATAACTGCAGCATAGAAAGCCCCGAGATAGAATTAAACGTAAAACCCGCCGATTGGTATAACTACGCTTACATTTCGGACTTTGATAGATATTATCATGTAACGAATTGGGAGTATTTCCGGGGAGTTTGGACCGCTACGTTAAATGTTGACGTTCTTGCGTCGTTTAAGACTGCTATAGGTAATGCGTCTCAATATGTTTTAAGATCTTCATATACTTATGACAAAGAAATAAAAGATACTTTGTATCCCTTGAAATCCACAAGTCATAAACTTGTAAACTCGGGGAGCGTCCCTCAATGGGCTGTTAACTTTGCCGGAGGTACTTACGTATGTTATATAAATAATGGAGATCCTGACGGAGACGGTTTCGGGTCCCTCGGTTATATGACATTTACTCCGACTCAATTCTCACAGTTATTAGCTGCATTATATCCTGATGCGAATAACTCCTGGAGCGGAACATTTTTCACGCAGGCTTATAACGTCGTTGCCGGGGCTCTTCTTAATCCGATTGACTTTATTACGAAAGTCGTATGGATACCGGTCGCCTTGACCGCGGGAGACTTGCCGACAAAGTTCGGTAACTATTACGCAGCATATGAGGATCCTGACGACGGAACGCAAAACGTCAGACATAACACGCTACAAGGTTTCCGCAGAACTATAGGACCAGTCAATATAGCAGTTCCTAAAAGACCGGATACGGTCCGCGGAGCGTGGGCAAATACTGAACCGTTCGGTAAATATTATCTATATTGGGCTCCGTTCGGTATCATACCATTGAATAGTAATATGCTTATCGGAGCTAACAGTATTGACGTAGTTCCTACGCTCGACCTTACTACCGGAGACCTGAAAGTTACTATTTATACTGTAGGAGATTACGGATCAGTAAAAGACCGCATATACTCCGGAACGTCCCGCGTAGGTATCGAGATCCCCGTAGACAAAGCTAAAACAGAACTCCGGGAGTCATTCGATAATATATTAGGTATTGCCTCAAGTGCGGTCGATGCTATGACCGGCAACTATGCAGGACTTGCAAACGACATAACCGGAACTATAGGTACAATGGGCGAGGCTCCCATGAAATCCGGAGGCTCAACGACCGGACTCCTTGCTCTCGAAGATACCATATATCTATATTATGAGTATTTTGACTTTGCAGACGAGGACAACGCTAACCGAGGCCGTCCATTATGTCAGGTAACGCAGCTTTCGACTATACCGGGCTTTATACTATGCTCCGAGGGTGACATTACTATTTCAGGAACCGCAAACGAACAGACACAGATAAAACAATTTTTGGAAAGGGGTTTCTATTATGAGTGATATACCTTTTTTATACGATTACATTAATACAAGGGCGTCCTCTTTTACTCCGTCTGTAATACATACATCCGACAATATAACAAGTCGTTATTTCAATAACTACTTGTTTCAGAGGATACTTGCAGTTTTTGACTTTGATATCCCGGAGTATTGGAGCAAAGATTATTTCCTATATGTACTTTTCTCAATGGGGTATATTGGAGTAATACCCGGCGGAGTGTATGGCGACTGGATCCCGCAGCTATGCGACTTATACGGACACGATCTTTATTTCAGACCAACAAACTTTATAGTCACAAATCCGTATGCCCCGTCGCTCAATAATGGCGGAGATCTCGAAAAATACCGCATAGGGGACAACTGCGAAGTTATCAAAGTGCAGCCGAACTTTCATTCGGTTATGGATATCGTTTCCTTATACTCCGATATGCTGGCAGAAAGTCTTTCCGGAATAAGTTCAAACCTTATCAACTCGAAGTTTGCTTATATTTTCGGAGCAAAAACAAAAGCAGCCGCCGAAGGTATCAAAAAAATGTATGATCAGGTACAAGCGGGTAATCCTGCAGTATTTGTTGATAAGAAATTATTTGACGAGGACGGCCATTTAAATATACAACTCTTTGAACAAACTGATGTATATAATATGGGCGATAGACTCGCAGATTTTCGTAAAATACTTAATATGTTCGATACCGAGATCGGAATACCAAGCGTAAACTATGAGAAAAAAGAACGTATGATTGTAGACGAGGTCAACGCTAATAACGTTGAAACTGAAAGTTTATCTGACATCTGGCTTGAGACATTAACAGACTCCATAAACAGAGTTAATGAACTCACCGGTTTATCATTAAACGTAACAAAAAGATACGGAGGTATTAATAATGAGTTCTAAAATAACATTATCCGTATTAGGGCTTTATAATTATGATGAAACCATATTCAATAATATGGAGATCCCTGAAAGCGTAGACCGTGAAACACTCATTAATAATATATTAATGGAGTGCTCCGAACTTGAGGTATTATATCCGGATGCTCCGTTCTTTAAATTTGCCGTAGAGGCTTGGTCCAAAAAGGAATATCCGGTATGGGATAAGTTAAATACCATATGGAATACAGACATAGACGTAAATAATGAATATGACTATGAAAGAAAACGTACTCCAAACATATCTCATACAAAGACCGGAACCGAGACCGAGACTCCAAGCGGGCAGATAATCGATACTGCAACAAATAATAACACGGCTACGACCGCAGTAAGTGCATATAATGCAAGTACTTTCGAGAATAGGGATCAGGTAACTAATAACGGGACCTCCGGAAATACCCGTTCTTTTAATCAGTATGAAAATGAAAAAGAATTTAATACTGTAAATAGCGAGACCGGTTCCGAGACCATAACCGAAAAGGGTCATAAAAGATCCGCTGCAGAGCTTATCAAAGAAGCTACAGACGCAGCAATATTTAACATCTATGACTATATAACAGAGTCTTTCAAAGAAAGATTTTGCATATTAGTATATTAATAGAAAGGAAGTAAATACAATGGGTTTAAACAATTATCCTTATACCAATTTCCACGAACTAAACGCGGATTGGATAATATCTAAAATCAAAGAACTTGCAGCAGATTACGTAGAGCTCGAGGGGAGTTTTGCAGGTTTGAAAACATATGTTAAAAACTATTTTGCAAATTTAGATCTTACGACCGAACTCGAAAATATTGTTACGGATCTCATAACTGACGGATACATAGAAAGTATAGTTTCTGAACTTGTATCAATTACTGAATATGACAAGTTATTTGACCAGATCACAACGGCTCAAACTATCGGTTGTATAGGAGACTCCATAACATATGGTCATTCAAGTACGGTCGAGCAAGTAGATGACCCATACCCTGAAATACTCGGAACTTGGCTGACAAATTACAAGGCCGGAACCGTAGTTAATAATTACGGTGTAAGTGGTGCTCCGTCTACAGATTATCTTTCACAGTTTAATCAGGCCGTAAATGATCAGTGCGACGTAATAATCTTTATGTTCGGTCATAACGACTTAAGGCTTGGAAGTGGTATAGATCAGATAATCGGCTCCGCAAAAGGTTTTATTGATAATTGCAAATCACGTAATATCGTACCGGTCGTCTGTAGTGTTCCGATATATTACGGTACAACTCAAACACGTATAGACGGCGGAAAATTACTTGCGGATGCTTTAAAAACGTTATGCGATCAGTTCGGAGCTATATATGTTCCTATGTTTGAGGAAACGAGCAAGATATTAAACTGCGGTATGTATTCAATAAGTGGTATCAATGACCCGCTATTACCGGACGGCGTTCATTGGGAAAGCTATTATATAATAGCATCCGTAATTATGGGACACGTATTTACTATGTATATAGCAAATACTGAAAATGATATGTTCCCTGCTTGGAGAGCTCCGGGCATTACTTATAACAGTGCGAGCTTGCCAACAGTTGATTATAGCGAAAACGGTAGAGTTTTAACACTTACAAGTTCGTCCGCTTATAGGTTCGGTTTTTATTCTAACAGACCTTTTAAAATACAGACATTATCACACGATAACGTTCAGGGTCCTTTAATTACTTGGGCCGTAATTGGCGAAACTTCTCATAATTACACGTTCGACTATTATCAAAATACCGAGTCCGCTACTACATACCAGGCACAGATACATAATATTAATACTGACTATTTACCACCTGGTTATTATACTGTTAATCTTTCATCATTAACGAGAGGTCAGACACCTCAAGCTAATACGCCTATTTTAAGGCTTTCAAGTATTAATATAGATAAGACCGATAAAGTATTAACTGATTTCATATCTAATAACTAAACGATAATACTTAATAGTCAACTAGCCCCGGGTATATGCTCGAGGCTATTTCATTATACGTTATGATTATTAATAGTTATTAAAAACGATTGCAAATTTTAGTATGGGGAA